AATATTATATCGGATGGCCGCCACGTGTGTGAACGAGATCCAAAGTCCTATTGAGGGTTCTAGTATATATAATACCCCATACCCCAATACATAGCACAGAAGTTGGAGAGATCAATCGGGGTAACTCATCTGGGGTACACCTCTTTTTTACAAAAATGCCATCAGCTAAACGTTTTAAAGTCTCAGCCAAAAATTATTTCATCACATATCCCCAATGCTCTCTTACCAAAGAGGAGACACTTTCCCAATTACAACAACTAACAACTCCAGTTAACAAGAAGTTCATCAAGATCTGCAGAGAACTTCATGAAAATGGGGAGCCTCATCTCCACGTCCTCATCCAGTTCGAGGGCAAGTACCAGTGCACGAATTACAGATTCTTCGATCTGGTTTCCTCAACCCGGTCAGCACATTTCCATCCAAACATTCAGGGAGCTAAATCCAGCTCCGACGTCAAGTCCTACATCGACAAGGACGGAGATACACTGGAATGGGGAGAGTTCCAGATCGACGGCAGATCTGCTAGAGGAGGCCAGCAATCTGTTAACGATACATATGCCAAGGCGTTAAATGCAGGCTCAGCAGAGGCTGCTCTGCAAATAATAAAGGAAGAACAACCACAACATTTCTTCCTTCAACATCACAACCTGACTAATAACGCTACCAAAATATTCGCAAAGGCTCCGGAACCTTGGGCTCCTCCGTTTCCACTCTCCTCTTTCACTAACGTTCCGGACGAGATGATTGAATGGGCAGATGAATATTTTGGAAGAGGTTCCGCTGCGCGGCCACAGAGACCAGTAAGTCTCATAGTCGAAGGTGATTCGAGGACAGGGAAGACAATGTGGGCTCGAGCGTTAGGCCCACATAACTACCTGAGTGGACACTTAGACTTCAATTCCCGGGTCTTCTCAAACGAAATGGAGTATAACGTCATTGATGACGTCGCACCGCACTATCTAAAACTAAAGCACTGGAAAGAGTTGCTGGGGGCCCAAAAAGACTGGCAGTCCAATTGCAAATACGGCAAGCCAGTTCAAATTAAAGGAGGGATCCCAGCAATCGTGCTATGCAATCCTGGTGAGGGTGCCAGCTATAAAGAGTTCCTGGACAAGGAGGAAAATGCATCCCTCAGGAACTGGACTCTCAAGAATGCGATCTTCATCACCCTCACAGCCCCCCTCTATCAAGAAGGCACACAGGCAGGCCAAGAGGAGGGCCATCAGGAGGAGACGCATTGATATAGAGTGCGGGTGCTCCATCTACTTCCACATAGGCTGCACGGGACATGGATTCACGCACCGGGGAACTCATCACTGCACCTCAGGCGGGGAATGGCGTGTATATCTGGGAGATCGAAAATCCCCTGTATTTCAAGATATACAGAGTAGAGGACCCGCTATACACCAGAACAAGGGTATACCACATCCAGATACGGTTCAACCACAACCTGAGGAGAGCGTTGCATCTCCACAAAGCATACCTGAACTTCCAAGTCTGGACGACATCGATGACAGCTTCTGGGTCAACTTATTTACTTAGGTTTATGCACTTAGTCAACATGTACTTAGATCAGTTAGGCGTTATTTCCATTAACAATGTAATTAGAGCTGTTCGTTTTGCAACAGCCAGATCGTATGTGAGTCATGTACTGGAGAATCATTCAATAAATTTTAAAATTTATTAATTCATGACCGAATCATAAAAATAGATTCGAATCTTCAGAGTTGCATACACAGGATTAAAGGCATGTGTACATGCCATATACAATAACAGAGCGTTCTCCGTGTGGTTCTCGTATTTGCCAGCCTCCTGGTGGTTGTAGACCACATGGTTATTGACCTTCCAGAACCGCCTGACAATAGCCTGCTCGTTGCTGGCATACTGTCCACCTGTCACCTTCCCATAGAATCGGTGCATAACCTGGTAACGATCCCGGAGATCGTTCTTAACCGTGGCAGTGCTGGGCTCGTTGTCGAACATGTTGAACACCTGGCCGAAATCCATAGGCGTGCCATACGGTCGACGGTCCCTGACCAACCAGAACATAACACTGTTCGTATGGTTCTTCAGCTTGATGTTCTCGTCCATCCATATCTTACCTAAAATATACACAGACTTAACACAAAAACGCTTACCCACACGGTGGGTAATGCCGTTACCACGTGTGACATCGGATATACACATGACCTTACCCACGTGAGAGATATCCTGGCGCTGTTCATAGGACTGCACCTTGCATGGGCCTTCACATCCTCTTGGGATGTCGGGGGTTCTCAGCGTCCGGTATATCTTGGGCTTCCTGTACATAGGCCTGTTAACCCATTCCTGGGCCCTGGTCGGTTTTAAACCACCACCTCCACGAGGGGAGAAATTCAAAATGCGCCTAACCTTGGCGGTTCCCGCGATCGAGCGCCAGGAGCCATCGCGCTTAGACATTTTGAGTTAAAGTACGTGGGCCAATCAGCTTTTCATTTATAGACCATTCAACAACTTAGGGCCCAAGTTGTTCAAAATAATTAGGCGCGGCAGACGCAATATGATTGGACGAGAGCGCGAGTGAGGAAAAGGGGAGCGCGCGTGATAGTACGGCAAAAGGGGGGGGGCACGCGGCCATCCGGT